CGGGCAGAATTAAAGCTTAAACCCTATCTTAGCTCTAGCTGGGATAACGGATATGAGCCAGAGGGATTAAGGGCGGCACTCGTCAACGAGCCAGCCGCCCAATAACCCTAAAAGATTGTTTGTTAATAAAAGCTGGTAAGCCGAAAGGCGGTTCTAATAAAATTTTTCACAAACGAATTTTAAAAGAATTTACTATTACCAGCCCTTACTAGCAAATAATGCTAGAAAAATAAAAACTAAGATTAATACCAAAATTAGTATTAATCACGAAAGGACAAATATGAAGTTAAGAAAAGGTTTAGTTAAGACATTGTTAGCCACTACTGGTCTAGCAATTCTAGTGGTCAGTATACAGTGCGCCATGCAGTTTATTCAGGCATATAAGTTTGTTGGATTCGTAAAACGTGACCAAAGTACCTGGATAGGTATTGCAGAAGTAGCCCAAGCTGATAATATTTCTTGCCAACAGGATTTAGAGGCAATGAAAAAAGCCAGGGACGCAGCCAACGCAGATATTATGCAACCATTAAAATAACTTTATGGGATTAAACTTATATATAAAAGATTATCAATCACAAAACGATAAAATAGGGAGTTACTCTGGTTTTGGGGAATTCAGAAAAAATTGGGCAAAACATTTGGGATTTGATTTAAGTGCAATGCAAGGATTTGGGGGAAATACAGAATGGACAAATGAACCATTGCAAGCCTTTTTTAATCACTCAGATTGCGATGGAAAATTAACAGTTAGCGAAAGTAAGGAAATTCTAGAACAAGCTCAAAAAGATTTTCCTATCCTAAAAGAAAATCCACAGTGTGCATATTCCTTTCCTATTTTAATTGAATTTTGCGAACAAGCAATTAAAAGCAATGAAGAAATAGAATTTTTGTAATCTTAAATTTATGACAACCTACTATTCAACAATCCTAACCTTAATCATTATTCTTTTAGGAGCAGCTTTTTACCAAGCTTACAAACAATGAATAACGTACAAAAACTAACCTACGCCTACAACACGGCACTTACCCAAAGACTTATCCGATTAATTACTGGTACTGAAACCCCAACCAAAACCAGAGAACTGATGAGAAAAGCTACAGAACAACTCAACAACCGAAGTATCAGTTTTGTAGAGTATAGCGAACGGATTAAAGACTTACAAATTGTAACTATATAATATGGAAAAAGATTTTGAACAACTTTGGGCAGAGGGACAAAGAGAACGCTTTGTTAAAAAACAAGCGAAGTTCTTTACTGAAACCATTCCCGAAGATTTAAAAAAGCTTGAGAAAGTTGCTAAAGCTTTTAGTAAAGTAAAATTAAACGAACGGGGATTACCCTTTTAAATTTATGGACTCAAATAAACCAATTGACAGACAGAATGTAGAAATGGAAACGTCCTTAGAAGACGGAGAAGTTTTAGAGGATGAAGAATATAACAGTGAAATTAAAGCCTAAACCGAAAAACGGAAAGGCAAGGAGAATGTATGTCAGACTTTATAAACAAAGTCATAGAGATTAAGACCAAGGAAGAAAAGAAAACTAAGGCGGGGACGAATACCAAAATTCACTTAGCTGACCAAGACGGAGTGAAGTACTCGTTTTTTAGGAAAAAGAAAGACGGTAGCATGTCTTCCCCAGCACAGCAGTTTAAGGATATGGATTTAGATGAAGGCTCGGTTGTGCAGATTAGTTGGGTGATTGATACTTACGAAGTGGAAGGCAAACAGATAACCGAAAACAAGGTCACGGGCTTTAGGGAAACTAGCGAGCAACCGACAGATGGCCAAAATAGCCCTGTAACGCCAAAATCTGCCCCACGTCCAGAGCAAACCTACCAAACCGATAAATCTACCGACTGGGACGAAATTGCCGTAGGAAAGTGCCAATCTTTATTTATCGCCGCTTACTTACAGAGTGGTAAAACTTTTGCAGACGCTAAGTTACAAGTGGTGCAAGCTAGACAGTTAGCAGAACTGGTAGTTTACGGAACCCAGAAAAGCGAAAGCGATACCATTGGAGAAGTGCCACAAACAGGAGACGATATCCCCTTACCAGATTTTAATTAATATAAAGAATGGTTTATATAAAAATTAATTCGTTAGACGCTTTAACTAGTAAGATTGTTAGATTAAGAGCTAAGAACCAATGCCAACGCTGTTTAAAATACCGAGAGTTTAAGGAATTGCAGTGCGCCCATTGTTTTGGTAGAGCGAATAAGAAAGTCCGGCATGACTTAGACAATATGCTTGCCTTAGATTATTATTGTCACCAGCTAATTGACAGTGACCCTGAAGAAAAACGGAATTTGTTTATTAAACACTTAGGACAGAATGGGTACTTACAATTAAGCCACCGCGCTAATTGGCCAACCTTAACAAAACCAGATTATGTAGCGATAAAAATGTTTCTTAAAGAAGAATTAAAAAAATATGAGTGACGAACTAAACTTACAATTTATTGAAGACGCTCTGAAAACAGAAGACTCCCCTGTGCAGTTAGCTTCTTTTTTAACTCGGTTAGCAGCTATAAATTCTTATCGGCAAGAACAACTAAAGAAAATAATGCTACTTAAACCGGCTAAATGGTTAGAGATACAATCTAAAGATATTTATCCAAATAATACTTATGAATTAAAACCTAAACCATTGAGCTATAATCAAACAGAAATGCAATGGAACGCAACCGAAGAAGGCCAAAAAGAGATAGCTTTAACTTTTGAACTCCGCCGGATTGATATTTTATACAGGTCAATTAATAAACGTTTATCGGCCCTGGAAACAGAATTCAGAATGTCTAAGAATTTATGATATTAGAAATTTTAAAAATTATTATTTGGCCTTTAGTTATTCTTTTTGGAATATTAATTATAAAATATGCCAAATAAAGTTTCAGTAAAAGTGTTAAAAAGGGAAGAAGCTTTTGATACAAAAGGATTGATAAATTTTGCACAAAAGTTTTTTAAAGATAAATTTATTAGTGGTGAAAAAGTAGACGGCATTACCAGAAGAAAGAAACAAATAGGAATAGGTCAACATTATGGCGACAAAAAATTTTTAGAGAAATACGATTTATGAAAAAAGAAAGGACTAAATATGTTCCCAAAATATAAAGAAATTATAAAAATTGATAATGGAGGGATTTTGTTTGGAAGTAGTACCTATAAACAAAAAGTACCAGACGGATGGGAAAAGGTTGACTATGTTATTAATACTCGTCATTTATTTTGTGGCAGGCAGATATGTATAGGTAAAGAAAAGAACAAGCAGTTTCAATACTGTCCTAGATGTTTAATAAAGATTGAACAAAAAGATGCCTTTCACGGTAATACTTCATTTTATGAAGCAAGACCTGATAATAGCTCCTATTAATATAGGTTTTTATGTCCCTAAAATCAAAAATATTATATTACCTAGAGAAAAACGGCCGCATGACCTTACAGGAGTTAGAAAGTCTTTGTAAATCAGAACAGAAAAAACTAAGTAACGGTGAGAGACGCTTAAGAGAAATTATGGCTACCAATTCTTTTGTAAAACCAGAAACTAACTCAAGAGGAGCGATAATTGCTTACCACATAGAAAGACTGGATATTAAAAAATGGAATGAACAGTTTTACCCAGTTAAAGAAGAACAGAAAAACAAACAATTAACACTTTTATGAAAGAAATTCAATTAACACAAGGTAAAACTGCTCTAGTAGATGATGAAGATTTTGCCGAATTGAGTAAATATAAATGGTCTCTTAGTAAATATGGTTATGTTTACACTTCTAAGGATAAAAAACATTTATTTATACATCGTTTTATAATGAATACTCCGAAAGGTAAGTTTACAGACCATATAAATTGCAATAGGCTAGACAATAGAAAAGAAAATTTAAGAATTGTCAATAAACAACAAAATGCTCAAAATAGAACTAAACTAAAGGGAAAATCTAAATACAAAGGGGTTTATTTACATGAAGACCATAAAAAAAATTGGTCTACATGGAAAGTAGATATTTATTTAGGTAAAAAAATAGCTATTGGTTATTTTGAAAACGACCGCCACGCAGCAATGGCATACGACATATGGGCCAAAGTTTTATTTGAAGAATACGCAAAACTTAACTTTCCTGATGCTTTAGGAATTAAACCTTAACTAATAAAGAAATGACCCTAGAAGATGAATTTACAATTTTAATCGAAGAAGCCAGACAGGGTTTTGGCTGGACACAAAACGGTAAAATGATGGTTGCTCGATTGCAGTTCTTTGAGGAACGAGTAAAACAACTTATGTCTGCCCAAGTCCAACGCATCCAGGAGAAAATAAGGGAACTTAAAACAAGATTCAAATGTGCTGCCTGTGATGGAGCTAAATGCGAACATACACAATGCTGTGTAGCCCTAGAAATCGTAAAAAAGGAGACTTTATGAGTAAAAATTGGCGGGAAAACTTACATAAGACATATATGGCTTTAAGTGGCCAAACAATTTCACAAGTAATTATTGACTGCATAGACGCTGCTTATTTGCAAGGATTAGAAGAGAAAGACCAAGAAACAAGGAAACTGGTAGAAGAGGTGATAGAGGAGATACCAGATAATATGCCAGGTTGTGGTTGCGATGAAGGGGCTGGAATTAAACAAGGCCTAAGAGCCAAATATTTAAAGGAGAAAGAACTATGAAGTACCTCTTGCATCTCTTTTTTCACACCCCGATTAGACAAATCCGCTTTGCAGAATATTGTAAGTACTGTCGGAAATATTATTTAGAACATTAAGAAGAAAAGGTTATGAAGGACACTTTGATACTAATAGCCGTTTTGTTAGTTATGCCGCCTGGTTGGATATTTATGGCTATTGTGTTGGATGGCATAACAGACATAGTGAAAGCTTGGAAAAAGTAACCCAGAGTCCCAGCAACTCTTAACCTTGCTGGAAAAGAAAGGAATTTATGAACGAACCAAAAGATTGGAAAACTTTAAAGGATTTAGCAAAAGAACTTAATACACTTCTTCCAAGAGTAGGCTTTTTAAGACAACAAATGCCAGGAGAAGCTAACGTTTGTGTGAGCAATGCTTATTTAAAATTGAGAGAGGCGCAGTATTGGTTAGATGACGCTCTTAGTGAAGAAAATATTCAATAAGTTTCCCCCTAAGACTTAACTAGGAGAAGAATATGAAAATAGACCTTGATTTTACTGAAGAAGAATTAGTCTTACTCCAGATGAGCGTAATGGCTTTCAAAGTAGACTTAGAACACCACGACCCTGAGAAAATGAGTATTCCTTCGCACGGCATTGATGATTTGTGGGAAAAGATACAAAAAATAAGGTAACCCCCTAAGACTTAACTAGAAAGGAAAAGTATGGATTTGCAAACACAAATTGTTGACGGTGAAATAATCTTAACTTTAAATGCCAAATTAGAGGATTGGGATAAGATAAAGTTTATTATTGATACTTATTTAGCAGGCTTTGAAGCAGTTAGGGAGAAAAAACTTTAGCTTTACCCTGACAGTAAGATTGTAAATAATTAAACTAAACAAGAAATGAAAGAAGAAAAAACCAGATTGCGAATATGGATGGGGATATTTTTAGCTGTTTTAGTAATTGTTCTAGTATTTATTGCATTCTTAGTTTAAATAATTAAAAGAAAACAATGGAAATAGTTTACAAATTATTAAAATAATGTTACACTATAATAATACTTAAATAAGGGATAAAAAAGGGTTAATTACGGAAATGGCTGCTCCAAATCTAAATGATAGGAAATTAGCTGCACAAGTTAGAAGCCTTGCTCTTGATAAGATTAAGGCTTTATTAGAAATGCCGGAAATAAAAATGAAAGCAGATGACTATGAGCTATATAAGCAAGTGTTAATTAAGTTAGCAGGGAGCGTACTACCAAGATTAAGTGAACTTACAGGAGAAGATGGTAAAGACCTTATTATACAAGTAGCTAAATCAATAGCTGATAAAAATGATATTAACCCCAGCCCAGGACAAGATAGCGAGCAGCGGAGCGAGGTTCAGAGTAGTTAATTGTGGTAGAAGATTTGGAAAGACTACAGAAGCCGCGGAAGAGATTAAGGGCAAAGCCATCTTTACCTCTAAACGGATTTGTTATATTGCCCCAACTTATCAGCAAGCCCGTGATATTGCCTGGGAAGTCTTTAAAAATCAGTTAAGACCAGCCATAACTAATGTAAACGAAGCTAGACTTGAGATTAAGACTAAGACCAAATCCGGTAGAGAGAGCTTAATTATCTTAAGAGGTTGGGAAAGCGTTGAAACGATTAGAGGACAACAGTTTGATTTTTTGGTTTTGGACGAAGTTGCCAGTATGCGGAATTTCTGGTTGAACTGGCAAGAAGTCTTAAGACCTACCCTTACAGATACTAAAGGGGAAGCATTGTTTATATCAACTCCCAAAGGTTTTAATCATTTCTATGACCTCTTTAACCTAGAAGCTAAAGACAAAGACTACAAGAGCTTTCACTTTACAACCTATGACAACCCATTCATCCCAGTTGAGGAAATCGAAAAAGCTAAACAAGAACTTACAGAAGACAGATTTGCACAAGAGTATCTTGCCGATTTTAGAAAGACTGAGGGTCTTGTATATAAAGAGTTCAATCGCGAAAAGCATTTATTTGATGAAGAGGTTAGAAATGTTAGCGAAAGGATAGGGGGAGTAGACTTTGGTTTTACCAATCCAGCGGCAGTTATTGATATTAAGAAAGATGCAGACAATACTTACTGGGTGCAAAGCGAATGGTATAAGACAAAGAGAACTGATGTCCAAATAGCTGAATATGTGGCCTCTTGTAATTTTAATAGCGTTTATCCTGACCCAGAAAGTCCCTCTGCCATTCAAGCCCTAAATGATAAAGGGATTCATGTACTAGAAGTCATAAAGAATAAAGATTCAATTAAAAACGGCATTAATATTGTTAGAGACCTATTTAAACAGAACAAGTTAAAGATTCATAAGAGTTGTGTTAATCTAATAGCAGAACTAGAAACTTACAGCTACCCTGACAAGCGCCCTGACCACAACGAAGAAGAAAACCCAATTAAGGAACATGACCATGCCTTAGATGCTTTACGTTACGCCTTAATGACGAACTACGCTCCTGTATTTAATGAAAGAGAAGAGCAAGCTGAACGAGCTGAAAGACGCATGCGTTCACAAACTAACTATGCACGCTAATGGAAGATATTATTTGGGAACTATTACCTATTCCAGTTTCTATTGTTACAACGCTCATTTTTTTATTGGTAGTTAAACATTTTCATTGGGTATGAGTATAGAAAAATGGCAAAATGGCAAGAAGTTAGACCGACATGCCCCAGAGATTGAGGATATGTTTGCCATTGACTACCCTTTAGGGGAACAAGATTGGGAGTTGGAAGAAAAGAGGAAAAGAAGTAAAATTAATCAAGCTCGCTAATGGATGAATTTATTAAAATAACTCCTGGCCTACGGAAGATTAACGAGGTTTTATTATCTTTAAAGCCTTATGAGTATATTGAGATTCATGCTGATGAAAACGGAAAGTTTGACACCTTCTGGGTTAAACAAGAAACTAAGATTAAAATTGTAGGAATAATTGCTAATTTTACAAAATAGCTTAAAACTGATATAATAAGTTTATTAATAAACCGCTGCGGGAATACCGAGCAACCTTAAAAGGTTGTTCTTTTTTTATGTACACCAAAGACTTAGCTATCATCAACGAGTTATACCAACACCAAAGACGCTACAACACGCCGATTTCCATTTTGCCTAATGATGGAGTGTTTGGGAATTTAACTTCTAATGCTGGGATAGTTGATGGAGCTACTAATGGTGGCGTATTGCAGTTCTCTCAACGCCAGACTATTCGGACTATTGAGTTTTACTCTAACTCCCGTTATCTACTGAAGCAGACAGACGAACTGGGGCGAGAAAAGCCTTTTTATAATATTGTTAATGCTAACTGTGACGTTGAGGATGCTGCTAAGAGATTCGGACCTAAAGATGTAAGCATAACCGCTGATGACCAACAATATGTTGAGTCTTTTTTAATGCAAAAGGATTTATACGAATGGGCTAAGAGCGTGAAGCTGCCCAAGGCTATGAAAGAAAGCAAAGAGATTCATACCCGTTACGGTGGGGTGCTAGCTAAGAAAGTAGAGATTGAAATTGACGGCGAAAAGACTATCTATGTGGAGTTCCCAGAATGGAAGAACGTAGTTAATGACCAGATTAACATTGAAAACGGAGTGATTATTGAAAAGCACTACATGCTTCGTTCAGAATTATTTGATAAAAAGGATGTTTGGAACGAAGCTAAGATTAAAGAAGCTTTGGTAGCTGCTAATAAAGGCGGTAAAGAGTTTTCTAGGTTTAATATATACGAGTTAAGAGGAATGTTCCCACGTTCCTTTTTTAAGCAGGTAGAAAGTGATGGCAAGACAACTGCTGACTATATAAATGATGTCGATTTTTCTTACCAGTATTATGTCTTTGTTGAAGTTAGTACCAAGAATTGTATTCCGCTTTACTGGGAAGATGACGCGGAGCGGGTTTATAAGTACAAAGCCAGAAAGAAGAAAGCTGGACGGGGATTAGGCGTAGGAATAATTGAAGAAAACGAACAAGCCCAGATTTGGATTAATGACACAGTGCAGAAACAACAACGGGCTTTTGAACACTCTGCCAGGGTGGTGGTGCAATCTGCCTCCAAGAAACTTAAAAGTAGAAATGTCCTAACTGAAGTGGATGACGGACAGATACTTGAACACGAAGACGGTAAACCAATTACTAGCGTGCCTTTGGTTCCCCCTGGTGGTATGGCACAGTTTGACCAGATGTTAAACCAGTGGTACACACTGGCCAGTAGAGTTTCTACTGTTACCGATGCTCAAAGAGGCGAACGGGCGCAGTCAGGGACAGCGTTTAGAACTAGAGCTTTGGAATTGCAGCAGTCAGCCTCTGTATTTGAGGATTTACAGCAAGAAGTGACGGATTTGTGGGAGGAGATGTATAATGATTGGTTTGTGCCTTATTTGGCTAAGAAAATCAACAAAGCCCACATTTTAGCCCATGACTTTACCCCCGATGAGCTAACAGAAATTGACAAGTCTTTTGCTTTTTACAAAGCCAACCAAGCCTTTATTGACAGGGCTTTACACGAGGATTTTACTAAACCTGAAACACAGCCTTTCACTCAAGAAGAATATGACCAGGCTGTTAGCGGAGCTAAAGACCAACTGTCCCAGACTAAAGCCACTCGTTTCTTAGATGTTCCAAAGGATTACTACAAGAAAGTTAAAGCTAAAATAACGATTAATATTTCTGGCGCAACTAAAGACAAACAACATGTCTTAGATAGCTTAAAAGCCATATTAGATGTTTACCGAGCAAACCCTGAACTGGCTCAAAATGCGGTACTGACCAAGCTCTTTATGGAAATTGTAGAAAACTCCGATGCTGGTATTTCTCCAGTGTCTATGATGGCAGCTATTAACGAACAGGCCAAACAAGCCGCTCAACAGGCTAAACAAACTCCACAGAATAAGGTAGGCGAGTCTATTAATTTTAAAGACCTGCCTCCTGATGGACAAGTACAGATGGCTGAACAAGCAGGGCTAAAGATTAGTCCGCCACAACCTGAACCAGTGGCTCAAGGAGCACCAAATGCACCTTAAACAATTTTACGAAGATAAGGAGTTATTGAATGAGGTAAAAGACTATTTTATAAAATTTATTGAACTCAAAACTATTGAAAACGTCTTTGACCGCAAAGATGTATCAGGACTGGCAGATGCCAAGGATTACATTGACGGAGCTTTTGAGCAACTAGATGTAGAGTTCGCTTCTAAACCTAAGAAAAAAGATTTAAACAATGCCATATAAATCACTAGCACAAGAAAGATGGGCGCATACACCCACAGGCACTAAAGCGTTAGGCGGTAGTGCTAAGGTCGCTGAATGGGATAGCGCAACTAAAGGTAAAAAACTAATTAAAAAAGTAGCAAAATATCATGCTACTAGAGGAAAAGTAAAAATATGAAAGGTTCAAGCGTATCAGGGGTTAACCCTGTAAAATTAGGCGGAGCTGGTAGAGGTACTACTAAAGCTAATGGCCCAATTAAGTTTGCTGGTCCTAAAGCTAAAGTAGCCCCTAATCAGAATTTGAATACCAAGAATTACAAAGCGTCTAAAACCGCTATTGGTACAGTTCAAGGTATTCGTAATTCTATCCACAAAAATCGTGGTGGGAGTGCCATGAAAAAAGCTTTAAAGTATTAATCGAAAGGACTTCATGTCAGACGAACCAGAAGTTAGCGAACCAACCCCTGTTGAAACACCGGTTGAATCGTAGCTCTTTGGGCTTTTATAAGCCCTTAGAAGTGCGATTTATCATTCATAAAAGCAGTTAAGGAGTCTGCTGTACGAAAACCCCTTTAATTATGGACGAAGAACAGGACAATCTTGAGTCCGAAAATCAAGACAACGGCGGGGAAACCGTTGAAAAACAAACCACCGAAAAAGAAGAGAGTCAACCCGATTATAAAAAAATTGCGGAAGACCAAAAGAAAAGGGCAGAAATTGCCGAGGCTAAACTCAAAGAGAAGCCTAAAATAACTGAAAAAACTAACCCTGCACCGACTGACAATGTTGACCCTGTGGAAATAGCGACCTTGGCCAACGAACTCAAAGGTCTAAGCAAAGAAGAGATTGATTTTGCCAAAACAATCGCTGCTGGAAGTAAGACGACTCTTTTAAAAGCCCTCCAACACGAGGCTTTCCAAGCATACCACGCCAAAAACGTGGCAGAAGAGCGGAAGAAAAAAGCAGCCCTTGGAGCCTCTAAAGGTTCAGAAGAGCAAACTTATAAAGCAAAGAAATCCTTAGTGCATATGACCCCTGACGAACAACGCCAAGAGCGTGAAGAACACCAGGCTACAGCAATGGCAGCAGCGCAGAATATCCAATAGGATAAGAAAGGCCTTTTACGGCATTTCCAACCACGTCAGAGACCCTGACTACTCTTGCCTCCTACATACCTACGATTTGGGGAGAAAAGATAAACGACTTCTTTAAACTGAAGTTAATGTTAGCCGATTTTTTCGTAGACCGCAGCGCAGAAGTGGCTGCTGGCGGTAACCACCTTTACACTCCGTCCACTACGGAAATGACAGCCAACTCAAAGACTAACGCTACTGCGGTAACTTTGAACGCTCCAACAGATACCAAGATTGACTTGGCTATTGACCAATGGTATGAAGTTTCCTTTGCCATTGAAGACCGTGAAGCTGCCCAGATGAAGCATTCGTATTACTTACAAGAAAAGTATGCAATGAATGCTGGATACACCATGGCTAAGAAACTTGAAGTTGCTCTAGCATCTTTGTTTTCTGGCTTTAGTGGGATTGCTGGTACTTCCGGTACCAACGTTGCAGATAGCGATATTTTGTCTGCTATCTCCCAGTTAGAGTCCAATGGTGTAGACACTACCCAAGACGTAGCTTTCTTCTTCTCTCCGGCTGTGTTTTGGAAGCAGTTACAAGCCATTAACAAGTTTTCTTTGGCTATTAACTCCCCAATTAACGACCCGACAGCCAAAAGGCCAGCTGCGCTTTTGTATGGTATTCCTGTATATATTTCTAACAACATTCAGTTCGTTAGCGGTTCTACAGGTAGATACAACGCTTTAGCCCACAAAGATGCTTTGCACTTTGCAACTTCACCTTTGGGCACTGGCGGCAGTTTAGGCTCATCCATGACTGGTCGTTATGGTGTGCGTGTCCAGTCAAGTTATGTGCCGTTCTACCTTTCAACTGTTACCACCGCAGATTTACTGTATGGTACTATTGAAAATAGGGACAATGCTGGCATTGCGATTTTCAGCCCAGCTTAGACAAATTCTTAATAATATGTTATTCTATAACTAATTATCTTACTGGTGTTCTCCCGTTGCTGGGATACATCAGTAGGCAACGAGGTAATTATGGGTGTGGTGATAAGTCCGAATATGAAACGTACCAAGGAAATGATTGACCCGATGGGAAATATTATTGACCCCGAAACCAAAACTGTTTTAGAACTCAATACCCCAGGCTACGTCCCGACTAAAGAAGAAGTGGAAGCTAAAATTAATGTTCCAGTCGAGCCTACTAGTCCTCCTGTTAATTTTCAACCTACTGACACCAAACTAACAATTCAGCAGCAAATAGAGCAAGCCGAACAGCATTTGGTGGCTTTAAAGTTGCAGAAAAAAGACCAGATACATAAAATGAAAGAGGAATTAGCTAAATTGGAGGAAAATGTCTAAAGAAAACCCCAAGGTTTATTTTTGTAATTCTTTTCTTGAGTCTTGTTGGTATGTTAGGGCTTTAGTTCCCATGATTGAAGCTGGCTGGGACGGGGACCGTACTAGTTTAAGAAGCCCTAGGATTGATAGTCAACGTCAGACAGCAGCAGTGTTAAGTTCGGATATTGTAATTTTTCACCGCCCTAATGACTGGCGGAGCATGGAAATTGCCTTAAAACTTCGGGGACAAGGCAAGAAGATTGTAGCGGACAATGACGATACTTATAAAAATCTTGAAGGGAAGAATTTACAAAAAGCCTTAGAGCACGTGGATGCGGGTTTAGACAAGTTTTGCGAAATGGCAGACATGGTGACCTGTTCTACTGAAGTTTTAGCAGAAGAATACCGTAAGCTAAACAAGAACGTGGTAGTATTACCAAATTGTATTGACCCTGATATCTGGCCAGAACCCTTAAAAAACGAAACCGAAAAAGTGCGCTTAGGGTTTGTGGGTTCCGTGGCCTCTAACGGGGATTACACAGAAATTAAAGAGTTATTAAAAGATTTAAGTAACCGGAAGAATGTGCAATTGGTTGTGTTTGCTTTGCCACCCCAAAGCCCTAATAATAACGATACCGAAGCTGTGGTTGTCAGAGAAATGTATCAGTCCGATTACGAGTTTTGGCGGTCTTTAAATGTGGAATGGCAGCCCTTTGTGCCTGTAGCGGACTATATTGATGCTTTAAACGAACTGCGACTCGACATAATTGTTATCCCTCGTAAAGATGACTACTTTAATAGATGCAAAAGTAACTTAAAATTTCTAGAAGCTTCTATGCTAGAAATTCCGGTAGTAGCTGCTGGATTTAGTGATAATCTTTCTCCTTACCAAGTTAATCCTGAAGACAGGAACTATTTGAGTTTAGCCTTTGATGCTAGTGATTTTAAACGCTCCCTAGAGGTTTTAATTGAAAACCCAGCTATGCGAAAAAATATCGGCCAACAGGCCAAGAAGTACGTTTTAGAAAAGTACGCTATTAAAAATAACATTCACTTATGGACTCAAGCTTACCAGTCATTACTATCGTAATTCCTTTAAGGGAAATGGATACTGCGGAGATTACTTTAAATTCCCTTGCCTTACAGACCTTTCAAGACTTTCAGGTTATTGAGGTCAAGGACCAAGGAAAAGGCGCACCATGGGCCAGAAATGAGGGTTTAAAGCAGGTTAAAAGCCCCTTTGTGTTGTTTTCAGACAACGATATTGAATGGAAGTCTAGGGCTTTAGAAACCATGCTCAAGACTTTAAAAATGAGTAAAGCTTCTTACTGTTATGGTCGGTATAAATTAGGTAAAGATACTTGGAGTCATAGACCATGGGATGCTAAAGAACTTAAGCAGAAGAATTATATTTCTAGTATGTCATTAATTCGCACTGCTGACTTGCCAGAGCGTCCTTGGGATGAAACTATTTTACGACTTCAAGACTGGGATTTGTGGTTAACTCTGTTAGAGCAAGGCAAGCGGGGGGTGTACTGTGAGGATTTGATTTTTGAAACCGAACTTAAATCAGGAATTTCACATGGGGGCATGAGTTATTTAGACGCAATCTTAATTGTTAGGAAAAAACATGGCATATAAGATTCTTTTAACAGGAGCTACGGGAGGAATTGGTTCGGCTATTAAAAATAGGTTAAAAAACCACGAACTTACTTGCGTAGCTCGTCCTAATTTTGCAATAAATACCGATGGAGAATTTGATTGGTTGATATGTGCTCACGGAATTATTGATGAAAACAATGTTTTAGAAACTTTTAAAGCTAATGTTATTTCCAATATCATTTTAATTAAAACCATCAAAGCCAAAAAGATTATCTTTATTTCTTCTACTGCTGCGTTTAAAGGTAATGGTTTATTCCCTGTTTATTCCGCTTCTAAGGCAGCCCTAAACATGTATGCCCAAATTCTGGCCAGGGAGAGAGAATGTTATGTTATTGCTCCAGGACCCACGGATACTGAAATGTGGCGAAAGCTAGGATTGGAAGGTCAAGCCCAAGACCCTGATGAAGTGGCCAAGGTAGTTCAATTAGTAATTAACGGTGAATTTAAAAACGGCCAATTAATCACCATACGAAATGGAATAGTTATATGAACCTATTTATTTCCCCACACAACGATGATGAAGCTTTGTTTGGAGCTTATACGTTACTGCGGGAAAAACCTTTGGTGTTAATGGTCACTGACTCCTATATCCAGTTTAATCGAGGCGACAGAATAACTGCTGAACAAAGACGACAGGAAACGATTAATGCTTTAAAAATTTTAGGTTGCCCAGTATTTTTTGCTGGTTTGAGGGATGATACTTTAAGCGAAGAAAAGTTAAGATTACTGTTCCCAAACTTTGTTGGGTTTAAAAAAATCTATGCTCCGGCTATCCACGAAAATGGTAACTTTCACCATAATATGATTGGTAAAGTAGCCAAAGAGTTTTTTGAGGTAACTACTTATACTTCTTATAACCGCACGAACTTATGGATTAATGGCACCAGAGAAATTAAACCTACACAAATAGAGATAGATATAAAAAATCAAGCTTTAAATTGCTACACCTCACAAATTAACTTGCCCTCTACTGCCCCGCACTTTATAGCGGTGCGAGGGCGTTCGGAGTGGTACGAATGAAAACCCTTATAATTGGTTATGGTGAAGTAGGACAAGCCTTAGATGCTGTTTTGTTTACTCAATACCCTACGGCAGTGTGGGATGAGCAAAAAAAAGTTTTCCACGAACCTGACTTAAAAGCAGAAATTATCCATATTTGTTTCCCTTATTCCGATAAATTTATCGATGATGTTAAACAATACCAAGAAAAATACCAACCAAAGTATACCGTCATACATTCTACAGTCCCAGTCGGAACCAGTAAACAACTCAACGCGCTTCATAGTCCCATTAGAGGATTACACCCCAATTTGGAAAGCGGCATTAGAACGTTCATTAAGTTTTTGGGGGGTGACGGAGCCAGTGAAGTTGCAGATTATTTTAGACGGGCAGGATTGACTATGCAAGTTTGTGATAAGAGCGAAACTACTGAACTAATGAAGCTACTTGATACCGAGTATTACAGGGCGTGTATTGAATTTACCCAACGAGCCAAAGAACTCTGTATTAAGCATGAAGTGCCGTTTGCTGAAGCTTATAGTTTGGCTAATATCAGTTACAACGAGGGTTATAAGCAACTGGGCCACCCTGAATTTCAACGGCCTGTTTTGCAGCCGATTATGACTCCGATTGGGGGGCATTGCGTAATTCCTAATTCCAAACTCATATGAAATTCCGCAAAGTAACTATGGAAGACGCTGATTTTCTGCTGGATTTGAAAAATGACCCAGAGGTGCGGAAATGGGCGATTGTGACCCATCAAGAAATTAAGAGAGAAAATCATTTATTTTGGTTAGAAAAAAAATTAAAAGAAAAGGGTATTTATTTTTATATTTTAATTGAAGATGATAATTGCGTGGGGGACTTGCGGGTAGAAGCTGATAGGGAAATTAGTGTCAGGATTGTTAAAGAGTTTCGGGGTAAAGGACTAGCCAGACAAGCTTTGGGATTAATTGCAGGCAAGTTTTACGCTAAGATTGTGGAAGGGAATTTAGCCTCAATGAATTTATTTATTAAAAGCGGTTTTAAGTTTACGGATTATAAGGAAGGAGTGTATTTATTAAAAAATTAATGATTGTGCCGTATTTCGGCCAACTTCCTGAATGGTATAAACACTATCGCTTTCCTAAAGGTTATGACTTTTTACTAGATACTTATTTACCGACTTTTCAGACACGGGTTAAGAAAACTTTAGGGGTAGAATGTACTGTCCAAGAGGGAACAGGCAAAGTCTGGGACTACAGAGCCATGCTAGGGGTATTATATGAAAAGGAAATAAAAGGTTATGATTTTTGGGGGCATACTGATTTAGACTGTGTTTATGGGGATGTGGATAAATGGATAACTGACGAATTTTTAAGCAATTTAGATGTTCATTCTAACCACCACGAATATGTTAATGGTTGCTGGAGCCTATACCGGAATACTCTAGAAGTTAATAACTTATTTCGAAAATGTGATTGGCAAAAATTTATTCAGGGTCAACCAAATGGTTGGGTAGAAAAAGAATTTAGCCGAGCCTTAGAACAAAGTGGCTTAAGGTATAAATATACGTTTTGGCAAGGAAATCCTTACACTGAAACCCCGAATTTAAAAAAAGAAGACGGGAAGCTTTATCAAGACGGCGAAGAAATTATGATGTTTCATTTTCGTAGAAGCAAAAGGTGGCCATTATGATAAAAATTCTTATCCCCACAACTCCTGAAAGAAAAGACCAATTAACTAAAGCTTTAGGGGCTATTTCAGCTAGTGTCTGTAACCAGGCTTTTGAAGTGGCTACTGAAGTTTCTACGGGCGAAGGAGTAGTTAAGCCATTTGGACGGTTACTGGAGAGAGTTGGACAGGATGACTTAGTGTTTTTTTTAACTGATGATATGTTTATTGAGCCCGATACTCTTCAAAAACTTTATGATGCTTATATTCGGGAGTTTCCTGATTTAGATGGGGCAGTAACTGCTAATTTGTGCGATGCGGCCTTTGCCCATATTAAAGTGTTCCGGCAATATTTTCCTTTAGTATATTACCATTTGTATTGTGATGTGGAATTTTTTGAAATTATGAAAGGTAGGGGTAAATATTTCCAAGTTATAGAGGCTAATATTTTCCATGCTCATTATCCTATAACTAGTGGGGCATGGATTCCCGAAGCTGATAAAACCAAAAAGAATGCTGAATCCCATAGGGCAGCTGATTTAAAGTTATACGAACTTAGAAAAATTAATAACTTTTATTTAGATGAAATTCCAACTCCTAACCCCTGACCACGACTATTCCAGTGCCATGATTTCTGGCGGAGTCAATGGTGGCACTGCTTGGTTGTATAATATCGCTGACGCTTTACGGATATTAGGGCAGGAAGCAGAAATTAAATCCGTAACCCAACGCCTTGAAGCGGACTATGTAATTGTCCAATCTGTGAGCATGATTAGTGCTTTATTTTTGGATAACTTTGTGGGACGGGGTGGCAAGGTCTTATGTTTATTAGAACATTTTAATTACCCTCATAAAGATTACTTAAGATATAATATGGTTAGGGCTATGAGTAAGCATTTTTTGACTGCTTGGGAAGGGGAAGTATTAGAAGGTATTGAGGCGACTTTTTTCCCCCATGCTTATAATGATTTAATTGATGACGGAAAGACTGAAAGAAAAGGTAGTATTGTGTTTGCAGGTAATAGTTATAACTTAAGAAGCGAGGATTATTTTGACGGGCTTAACGTAACTCGAATTTACGCTACTTTGCCAAAAGATATGCCTGCAATTTACCGAGGCGCGGATGTTTGCTTAAGCCTGCATGGAAATTTCCAAAAGAATATCATATCTAAGGAAAAGAATAGATTATCGGATAAGCCAGGCATGATGATTAATGAACGGTTTTGGGGTATTTTAGGGGCTGGAGGACTGATGGTTACTGACTGGGTGCCGCAGATGGCAAGGTGGTTTGATAAGGACGAATTAATTATTGGCGAGTCAAAAGAACAATACCAGGATTTAGTTAATTATTACAAAGATCATAAAGCCGAAGGATTGAAAAAATTAGAGAAAGCCATCCAAAGAGTTCGCAATGAACACACTTATAAACAGCGAGTTAGTGAAATGCTAAAACTATGTTAGACCTGTTAATGATTACCCATAACCGTTTGGAATATTTACAAAAGTCCTTACCGACTGTCTTAGCTAATGATTTTGATAAATTAACGATTTGGGACAATGCTTCTAATTTAGAAGTGATTAATTATTTATATAGTATAAAAAATTTAAGGATAGATATTGTATTGGGTGATAAAAATGAAAGTTTGGCAAAGATTACCAGTGAAGTATTTTTAAAATCAAAGGCTGAATTTGTAGGTAAGGTAGATTCTGATATGCTGATTCCCTCTGATTGGTCAAAGAGGTTATTAGAAGCCCATGGTAAATACCATTTTGGGTTTATTGGTGGTTTACATTTTAGACCTCAAGACCTAGAAAACTTAAACCCAAACATTGAAGATTTTAATGGTATAAAGTTGTGGCGTAAACACCATATTGGTGGACAATTCATCATCAGACGGGAAGATTTTAAAGCTTATGGAGGGCAAGGAGTTATGGGCTTGTCTGAATATCAGGCAGAGATGGGGTTAATAAATGGTTATCTTTGGCCGCCTTTGTGGGTTGAGCATATGGAAGACGCTAGAAGTGAGCATTATATTAGCACTATGGAATACGAAAATTACAAACTACAGACTAGGGGTGTGACTTTAGCCCAATACCAGGACAGTATTATTAATCCCTCTTACATGAAAGAAAACACTTTATGAGTAAAGCTTATGATGTAGTTAGGACATTTGAGCAGGTTATTGCCGAGTATGCGGGTTCTAAATATGCGGTGGCAGTAGAAAGTTGCACAGCGGCTCTGTTGCTTAGCTTTGCTTACTTAAAAGTGGAAGAGGTGAGCGTGCCTAAACTAACTTACCCGTCTGTACCTTGCTCTGTGCTTCATGCTGGTGGTAGAGTTCGGTTTTGGGATTATAAGTGGGAAGGGGTTTATGATTTCCCCCCTTATAATGTAACAGACGGAGCTTTAAGATTTAAGAAAAATATGTACCAAGGTGGTTTTCATTGTCTAAGTTTTCACTCTAAAAAACTTTTACCCATAGGCAGAGGGGGCATGATTTTAATTAATGACGAGGAAGCTTACAACTGGTTTAAATTAGCTAGGTTTGACGGGCGGGAAGAAAAACCTTTGTCTGACAATTCTATTAAAATGATAGGCTGGAATTGCTACTTACAGCCGGAACAAGCTGCTAGAGGACTTCAACTTTTTGATATGATTAAAAATAAAGAACTAGAAGATTTAAAGGTCGAAGAACAAGGATATATAGACTTAAGTAAGCTTAATATTTATGAAAATTATACTAATCGGTTATCCAGGTAGCCAAAAACTCGTACCTGCTAGTAAGTATCTTGTAGATAAATATTTGACAGGATTTGATGTTGTTTGGCTTAATTACACTGGTGAAATAGAAGGTTGGTCTAAATTTGTTGCTGATTATCTGCAAAAGCTAGAGGACGAAAAGATTATTTTTGCCCTAGATGATTACTTAATTGCCGGAACCCTGCAATTGTTAGACGTGAATTTTGGTCAAGAAGTCTGCGCTAAACTCTGTTACTGTACCCCAGAAGAGAATGAAGAATATCCAGTAACGACCCAGTATACTTTATGGAACCGCAAGTATCTGATTAGTCTACTTGAGCAAACTACTAATCCTTGGGACTTTGAGATTAGAGGTAGCCGGATATTTAAAGCTACAGGTATGAAAATGGCTCATAGGCCGTGTTTAAAATACAACGTTCATTCTGCCCTTTCCAAAGGTTGGGAAGGTGTTAAGTTGGATGGGTTAAATGATGAAGACATTAAAGAAGTACAAAAACGCATATGAATTTAGTAACTGGTGGTAGTGGTTTTCTTGGACATGAATTGATATCAAGATTAGAGGGAAAAACAAGAGTTCTCGCTCGTAATGAGGGACGACTTGTTGAACTTAAAGAAAAATTTCCTCATGTAGAATTAATGGTTGGGGATATTACAGACCCCTATACTTGCGATAAGGCGATGCAAGGGGTCGATGCTGTGTATCATTTAGCGGCCCTAAAACACGTTGGTCTTGCCGAGCAGAACGTTAAACAAACGATTGGAATTAATATCCCAATAGCCCTCTTAGAGGCTACCAGAAAGTATAAACCTAAGTTTATTATCGGGATTAGTACTGACAAGGCCGCTTCCCGTAAGGGCGTGTACGGGACCACGAAGTTTTTAATGGAACGCTTATTTACTGAGTACGCAAAATTTAATCCTGATACTAAATATCGGATAGTAAGATATGGGAATGTGCTTTATTCTACAGGTTCGGTTTTGCCTAGATGGAAAAAAGCAATTTTGGAAGGCAAAGAAGTAACTATTAGCAATCCTGATGCAACAAGGTTTTTTTGGTCGGTTGAACATGCAGTAGATTTAATATTTGAATGCCTTGATAAAGCTAAAGACTCTCTTCCCTATATTACCGAGATGAAGTCTATCCGAATGGGAGATTTACTTAACGCTATGGTTGAGAAATATGGAGGTTTAAAGCATATCCCCGTTAAAGTTACTGGGCTGGAAGATAGTGAAAATATACACGAAATTATTATAGAAGGCGGACTAAATTCTTCCCAAGTTGAACAATATACTATTGATGAGATTTTAGAGTTGATATGACCTATATAACTAACGATTGTTTGGCTTATTTCTTATATAAGAAACTCAAGCAGGAATATCATTCTCCGTTTATTGGCTCATTATTTGAAAGCGATGAGCAGTATCTGAAGTTTTGCTTAAATTATGACGACTACATCAATCAAGAACCAAGGTTTGATACTCCCTTATTGCCCATGACCAAACTTGATTATGACCATACCCCAGTGATGTTTTTAGGGGACATTGAAATTCACTGGCCGCACGAAAGCAAAGGAGTTAATCACTTATTAGAAAAGTTTAACCGCAGAAAACAAAGACTCACAAAGCCACTATTTGTCTGGTCGGATATGCAAATGTTTAATGGTTTTAAGCCTGAACTTAAGCAACAGTTTCAAACCCTTAATCATATTTTTGTGAACAAAGACGATATTCCTAATTTTAAAGATAAATCCTTGGAGGAAGTGGGTCCTGGACACTTAAAAATCCCTAAATGGTTTGATTATAATGCTTTAGCCAATTTTATTCTAAACAATACTTTTGAAGATATACATTTAAACGATCACTTTATATGAAAATTACCGCTGTGCTTATCACCAAGGAAAAAGAATACCCCAAAGAGGTCTTGGATTCTTTATTAGGAAAGTTTGACGAAATCCTAATTAAAACCGAATGTCCGAGTATTTTAGCTCGCTATGAACTAGCCCAACAGGCCAAAAATGAGGTAATCTATTTACAGGATGATGATTGTTTGGTAGATGTAGATTTGCTAAAAACCAAGTATAACGGTCAATTAACTAACTTTATTTCCGCAGGCCACCAGCAGTTTTACGCTGCCTGTGGCATGACTCTAATAGGTTGGGGTGCGTTGTTTCCTAAGTCCATGTTAAACTTTAGCCGTTACCTAGATAAGTTTGGAGTGAGTCCTTTATTTTTACGGGAAGCGGACAGGGTATTTACTTATTTAAATCAGCCGTTTAATTCTATTGTTATAGAGATTAAACATTTACCAACAGCCTCTTCTTCTGGCAGGATGTATACTACTAATGAACATTGGGAAACTTTAAAATTAATTCAACAACAATGCGCACAATTGTCATAGAGCATGCCAAACTTAAACAATTATTAGAGAAAAAAACTGAGGCTGTGATTCAGGGACGAGAAATGTCTGAAGAAATTGAAACTCTTGAGGCAGACATGAAAAAGATTGACGAAGAAATCCAGGTGGCAGAAAAGGCTATAGATTTAAAGGAATTTGAAGATGAAGCCGCCAAAACCACAGACGAACTGAAAGTCTTAATGGCTAAAATGGAAGAGATTCAAAAGCAAATTTACGCTAAACTTAAGAAAGAAGTTGACCCTGCTTTTGCCTTAAAGTACGAAGAAAAGAAAAAAGTTAAAGAAGCTTGGGAAACTGAACGAAATAAGTTAGGTTTAAAGATTCAGAAATTTAAAGACCTGATTATCCCCTTAACTCAAAAAGTGGCCAAACCTTTATTAACTGACGAATTTGAAGATTTTTCCGACATTCGCTTGGAAAACGGCGAAGTGGTCATTGATATTTTCAGCCACCTCGATGATTGGAAAGAAGCTAGGCGCAAAAAACTTGCCTCTAAGTAGTTTTCTTGCTATAATAACAGTATATTAAATAGCCGCAGGATAACTGGGCAGCTCGCAAAGAGCTGTCCTTTTTTTATACTAAACAAATCAAATGCAGTGGAATGACACTTCAACCAGACAAGGCTTAGTTCAGGAAATGGAAGACGAATGTGGCTTAGGAGCTACAGGGATTACAGGCAATACCACGCTTTTCCAGCAATTCACCCGCTGGGCTAACGTTGCCCACAAAAAGGTCATAAGGTGGATTTTAAACTCTGAGGATGGGTTTGATTTTGACGATGCCAATTACACAACTTTCCCCTCTGGGACTTTTACTGGCACTACTAATCGGGACTATGAATTTGACCCGACTTTAAAGATGCTGAAACTCAAGACTGTGGGGATTTGCTATGACGGGACTAACTACACCAAAGCTTTACCGATTGATACTGCTGACCCAGATTTTTGGAAAGTAAAAGCTGACCCGAATGTGGACCAACTCTTTTCCCAGTCCACCCCTAGATATGACGCAACTGCCGCTGGGATTAACATTTATCCAAAATTCACCGCTGCTCAGGTTACGGCAGGGGCAAATGTTTATGTGGAATATTATAGGGACGCCAAAACTGATTTTGCAACTACAGGAACTGATAGTTTAGAGCCAGGTTTTGACTCGGCTTTTCACGAAGTTATTGCCAAATTAGCCGCTCTTGAGTATGCCAAACTTTATAAACAGGACTTAGTGAATGATTTAAAAAACGAAATCTACGGTATTAGAACTCGTTACGCTAACGTCCCTGGGATTGTAGACAATATTGTTGAGCATTACTCATTCCGAGTTCCCCAAGCTAAACGCTTAAGACCAATTTATAGAAACCCACGTTAAATGCCAACATTTACTAATGACACAAGGCACACAGGAACCCTAACTAGTAATGCAAGAAGTTCTAACGCTACTTTTAGTAATGATAACCGCAGCTTGGCTTACTTACTAAAAGAAGACGGTTTTTACTTACTTCAGGAAAATGGTGGAAAGATTATTATTTCAAACAATAATTTAACTTTAGATATTAGACACTAATGGCTGACCAACGAATAACTGATTTGAGTGAACTTAGTAGCACATCTGCTAATGATTTGCTGCCTATTGTTGACGTGGCAGGGGACGGAAGTACAAAGAAAATTAAAGTTTCTAATTTGAATGCAGGTGCAAGTACGCCTCCCGCAGGGAATGATACGGATATTCAGTTTAATGATGCAGGAAGCTTTGGAGGAAGTGACTTTTTTAAATATACCGAAACAGCCGATGTTAATTACAAACTAACTTTAGGTAAGGTAGAGGCCGCTGGTGTTGCCTTAGCGACTATCGCAACACCCAGTGCTACTGGTGCTACAGGCAATGCTTCACCAATCGTGTTAAACCCTGGAATACCTGGTTCTACAAGTGGCAATGGAGGAAGCATATTCCTAAATGCTAGTGACGTTCCAGTCGCAGGCGACGGAGTCGGTGGCAAGATTGAAATTACCGCTGGGAACAGTTATGGAGATAATAATGGTCAACACGTTTTAATAACCGCAGGACAAACAATTGGTGGAGATGGCGATGGTGGTGCGGTTGAGATAGATGCTGGTATCGGTAATGGAAATGGCAATGGCGGTTCCGTTTCCCTCACCGCTGGTGACGGGGGTGCTACAAGTGGAGATGGTGGGGATGTATTTGTTTTTGCGGGTTATGGTGGCGCAAATAGTCCTGGTGGAGATTTACATTTAGGTGCCCAAGACGGTGGCAGTGGTACGACTACTGGCGGTGCGACTACTTTGGTTGCTGGTGCTGGTGGTGGAAATGGTGGCACAGTTAGTATTAGTGCTGGCTTAGGTGGGTCGAATTCGGTTGCTGGTAACGGTGGGGCTGTAACAGTAAGTGCTGGTGATGTTAATACTGGAGTAATTGGTAATGGTGGTGCTTTAACTCTCGTCGCTGGTAATGGGGGAACTGTAAGTGGAGCTGGGGGGGCTATAACTATTACTCCTGGACATGCTAGCGGTGGCGGAACTGGGTCTAATGGAGGCAATATAAATATGGTATTAAGTTCTGGTGGTGCGAGTGGACATAGGGGCCGTTTAAATATATCAGGACTTGCGACAGGTTCTTCTGGGCTTTCAACAGGTGATATTTATAATAACGCAGGAGTACTCACAATAGTCTAATGTCAAAAATACTTGAGTATAAAAATTTAGACTGGATGAAAGGACAATCAGCCCAACCCAATGTACCTATGGGCGGTCTTTTTGAGTCTTTTCTGGGTTGCGACCCTTTTGAGCAAGGAGGGCTAGCGTTGCCTTCACTTGTCCCTGATAGCAAAAGCTTAGCGACTACTCCCAAATTTATGACCAGTATTAATATTTCTGGAGTGGGGTATATTAATGTGCTTACTCAGACTAAAATTTATCAAGTTTTACAAAATTCACCCTACACAGTGACCGACCAGACTGCTGGCATTGACCAACACTTACCTTTTGGTACAGCGATTAATCACAACGGACTAACAACCTACCAAGGCAGGAATGTTTATGTAACTTATGGGAATGCCACAACTCATTATTATATAAACGGTAACGCTCCTGCTTGGAATAATGATGTTTTTCTTTATGATGTGGCGACTACTTTTGGGGCTGAATCTGTAGCAGGAAGTTTTATGTTTAGATTCTGCGAGGGTGCTGATGGCAATTTATATTTTGGAATGGTGGGAAATATTGGAGTTTTAACATCAGCGACTGCCCCTAGTGGTTCTACTCATTTAATTGACTCAGATTTTGTTGTTAGAGACATAGTTAACGATGGAAGATACTTAGTTATTTTTGCTGATAACAATGCTCAAGACGCAGCAGATAGAACGACAGGTTCTTTTAAATGCAAAGTTTATTTCTGGGATATGGTTCAGACTGATGCTAATGGAAGAATTGTTTGTGATGTTATTTGGGAGTTTAGCGATTCTTATATAATTGGAGCTAAGGTTGTTGAAGGCAATACTATCCAAATGGTTACTTATAATGGTATTTGGATTTTAAATGTTGCGACTTTCCCAAAAATGATTCGTCCCTTTCCGACTACTACACTAGCGAGAATGGGAAAACCTATTAACGCCGAACAGATTGTTTACACTAAAGGTTCTTTGTATTGGGTAGACGGTTCAGTGAATACTAATTTTTATATTTACGCTTACGGGAACCCTATAACCGGACAGCAAAAGATTTTTTACGTCCCTTACTCAACCCAGGGAGTGAATGGTGTTTCTCAAGCTTTATTGGTTTCTGGTAAAAATTTTATTCTAGGCAATGATAACCCTGCTTTGTGGTTTTTTAATGTCGGTTCTACAAGAGGCAGCGTAAGTGTTACCAGCTTAGATGTTAATATGGGACAACCTCATACATACGATTACACTAAAGTTGTTTTAGGCCAAAAGCTTGCGTCAGGACAGCAAGTTCAGGTTGTAGCTTATGGTAATGGTGGTAATGACTTAATAAGTTCCGAGATTAAAACCTACGCTCAAGTAGGGGCTAAGCAGACTTTGAAATTTAATCCAGTACGCACAACGACTAACCAACCTAATAAGCTTGAAGATATAATTGTTGGAGTAACCGCAACAGGAGCTTCCTTGCAAAGAGTTGCAACTTACGGGACTCCAAGTGATGACGCTAACGTAGATTTGTAATTTTATGAATGATTCATTAAAAAATGATGTAACTTACGAAAAGACTGGCGTGGAGGATAAAACCCAAGGCAAGAATATTTTTCATGCTCCCCAGCCAGCTTTAACTTTAGGAGCAACGGGTTCAGCTGGTGGAACTTATAACGGTACTGCTAAGGATGTTATAAATAATAACAAAGCCCGAATTGCAGATATTGAAACAGCATTAATTAAACTAGGATTATTAAGACATCCATAATATGGCCGACCCTTTGATACAAGCAGGAAATAAGGCAGTACAAGCGGTTGATAACAACCCGTCCCAAACAGCAACGGATAACGCAAGTTATTTAGCGTCTAATCCTAATGCCCTAGGTTCAACGACTCCAACTGTGATGAGTCCAGCACAGGCTTTTAACAATACTCCCACGCCTGTTCCGACAGTCACTTCACCTGATACCTCAGGAGCGATTGTGGCTGGAGCTAAACAGACTGTTGACCAAGTGACCCAGTCTTTAACTCCTTCTGATACCCCATTAGATACCCAAAACCAAGGGTTGTTAAATGATGTGGCTACCCTAACCGGACAAGATAGTGGTAAAGCTCAAGCCTACCTAGACGCAGAAAAAGCTTCAGGAGCGACCCAGGCCAATGCTGACCTTACTGCTTTAAATAACAAACTGAAAACCATGACTGCGTCTTTTGACCAGATGCAGGCTAATTTAGGGGGTAATGGTAGCGTGGAAACTTCTGCTGTGCTAGCTGCTCAAAACGCTGGACTAACTAAAGCCCGCGCTGCTGATATTGGCATGGTTACTGCCCAAATTCAAGCCAAACAAGGTGACTTGGCCCTGGCTACCAAAACCGCACATGATGCAGTAGATGCCCGTTATTCGACTATTGAGGATAACATTAAGACTAAATTAGCTCAGTTAGATGCATTGAAACCTAGACTTGATGCCCAGCACAGTACGCAAGCCTTAGCCCAACAAAAAATATTAGCTGACCAGGAACGAGCTTTAAATGACCAAGCCAAGAAACTAGATGAAGAAAAAGCCCAAGCCAAAGACAATGTGCAGTTAGCGTTAACTGCTGGAATTACTACCAAGTATGTAAATAAAAATGGCCAGTTCTTTGATGCCGCTACAGGCCAGCCATTCTCAGACCCTGCATCGTTCTTTAAGGCCGCTGGGGTTTCTAGTTTTGAGGAAGCTTACCAAAAAGGTTTGGTAACGGATTTTTCCAAAGCTAAAATAGACGAACAGCAATTTGTATCCCAACTGGCAGCCAAATACCCTGATGCAGGAATTAAATTAAATGATACCCAAGAAGTTGCCCAAGCCAAGTTAGCCAACAGCAAAATTTACCACAAAGAAACTTATATTGCTCCCCCTGCGGGAAGTGGTGGCGGAAGTCCAACCTCTTATACTCCAATAGATGCATCCGCTATTACAGATAAAAATGCAGCTAATGCAAATTGGGGTGGCTTGTCTTTTAATGGTTTAGCTAATGCCGCCAAACTCTACTTGGCTAATAGCGGGAAGATGCCTGCCCTAGGATTAGGTTCTTCTAAAGATACCCAAGCAAAACGCAACGCCATTGTTAATTACGCAGGCCAATTAGCTGATAGTATGGGCATGGATATAAACCAAATTTCCACTCTTTACAAAGCTAATTCTAAAGCCGCTGGGTCTATTATTGACCGTGTAGCTAAAATTGATACTACCGCCTCTAGTTTAGTTACCCAGTTTCCAAGACTGGCACAACTAGCAGGACAGGTTGGGAATTTAGGAATTACCGAAGCTGATTTAACCGCTGGGAAAGCTCATGCCGAAAGTAAGTTTGGTTCTGTAGATGCGGCTAATTATATTGAATTAATTCAAACCGTTAGAAGTGATTACGCCGCTATGCAAACTTCAGTAGCAGGAGGCAGGGGCGGGCAGTTCTTTGCCCAAAGTGCTAAAGATGCTATTCCTTTAGGTTTAACTCCCGACCAATATTTAGGTTTAGCTGACACTATCCAAACCAGTGCTATGAACGCTAAGACTGCGACAGCGGATGAAGCCACCAGTTTAGTTAATAATTATTCAGGAATTGGGGGTAGTACAGATAATTCAGGAACAGTACATGTTAAAGATAATGCTACTGGTCAAACAGGCACCATACCCTTAAGCGAGTTTGATTCTTCTAAATATACTAAAATACCTTAATGCCTTTTATTCCCGATTCTAATAAGGGTTTTCCAACTCAAGAGCCACCTTCAGTGACCCAGGCTTTTCAAAGTAAACTAACTGGTTTTGTTCCAGATGCAAAACAACCCAGCCAGTCGCCTTTTAATCCAAAAACTAGAAATACCCAATTTGTCCAACCAACTAAAGCAGGAGCCAAACAAATGGATTATAGTAAAGCTCCTGGTACCAATCCTTTTAGTCACATTTTTAGTGGCACCCGGGATGCTTTAGGAGATATTTTTGTTAAACCTGAACAAAAATTGTTGGCTGATGCAGGCACAAGGACAGCCCAGGCAGGAGTACAAACTTCCAATGAATTTAAAAACCCTGGTTATGATACAGCAGTAGATACTGGTAATCCAACTAGGAAAAATGCAGGAGGGACGGCAACACCTTTAGCTTCACCAACTCAACCTATTAATACAAAGACCAGTGCGATTGAAACCAATATCCAAAAATCCCAAAAGCAACTAGGAGTGGATGTTGCTCCGTTGGGAAAAGGAAAAGAAGCGGCAAAACAAATAGGCGGCCAAGCTTTAAATGCCGTAGATGCGATTGGAAATGTAAGCTTAGCTGGAGAGTTAGTTGACCCTGCGCTTAAGGGATTGAAAAAAACAGGCAATGCTATTGCAGATATGACCCAAAATGTTAGGGATGTAGCTAGTTCAGCCAGTGACAGAAAAGCTGTTAGTACGATTGCTGATAATATTTCCCCAAAAATGACACCCAAAGAAACCAAATTAGCCTTAAAAGAAGGTCGCTTAATTGAAGGCCAAGACCCAACCTTATTAAGAAGTGGTACGCCTGATACCGTGATTCCCTCTGATAAGGTCACCCAAGCTGCCCAAACTATTAAAGAGCAAATCCCTAATGCTGACAAGATGAGCCAGCCTCAGTTATTCCAAGCTCTTAATAAAAACGGCATGGCACTTCGGGATTCGTTAATTCCCGTGATGAAAAAAACCCCTGTAACGGACGAAACTTTAAATACTTTAAACGAGAGTTGGCAGGCTGTTAAAGCCAAACAGCTAGCAGACCCTTATACGCCAGGGAATGTTAATGTAGAAAAACTGCAAGCAAATTTTGAACAGAATTATTTACAAAAATCCGGTAATCAAACTATGCAGGACTTATGGGAAACAACGCAAAGATATGATGCCAGTGTGCCTCAAAGTGTAAAAAGTGCTAACTCTATGTCTTCTGATGTTCTCCAAGCCCAAAAAGCTATTTGGTTACAAAACCGTTCAGTCTTGGCTGACGCAACCCATAGCGTTGCTACGGGACTTGATGAAACTTCAGCCAAAGCTTTTTCCAGTATGACCGATATGTACACGGCAAAAGAAAATATCTTATCTAAAATAAAAGTAGATAAGACAGGTGGGGTAAGTAAAGTATTTAAATGGATTGAAAATAACCCTTGGAAATCCGCTGGAATTGGCTATGTCGCTGACAAAACTGCTAAAGCTCTGGGTCTTCCAAGTATTCCGCTTCCTTAGTTTTCGGGAAAGTAACTTTGATTGCTATATAAAGCAATA